TAACTTTCGCACCATCTGTAATTGGCATACTGTACTTGTCACCGTACATATCTCGGCATCTGTTCCAGTTCATACTTGCCCTAACGTGTCCTGGCATGTTCGCCCTGCCTTTGGCCTCCTCGGCCGCTGTGTATTTGGTCATGTTGTTTGCTCTCTTTGGAGATCCCTTCTCCCAACCTGGTCTTGCTTTGAACTCTGCTCTGAATTCACTGATTCTGTCTAACACAATTTTTTCATCTTTGCCTTGTAGTACCATATAAAGCACTTCACTCAAGAAGTCCTGCACAAAAACAGGAGTGTCTGATCTTTTGAGATCCAGTCCCATTGCCTTCATCTTTCCTTCTTTGCCTTCGACATCTGTACGTTTGCCTTCCACATCGTAGTATAGAACTGCATATCTTTTCTTTGTGATGAACAGGCCTTTGGATGCAACAAGTTCTCTACCTGCCTTTATAACTTCTCCCCTTGTGCTTGGAGTATGGAATGCTTTTGTCATGAATGCTTTGAATGATCCATTTACTTCTTCTGCTATCTTGTCATACAAGCCTAGCACAGAATCCTTGGTCCATGGGATAAGTCCTTCGTCGATCTCTTTTTTTAATGTTTTGAATGCTGAGAAGTAAACAGAGTCAGTGTCACCATACACCACACTCTCACCTTTGTGATCATATTTGCCTGCAACAATTTCGTTTACCTTGGCTCCCATGTGTTTCGTGATACATCTGCCTGTAAGTGTCACACTCTGTCCTATCCTTATATCAAAGAATCTACAACCTGGATTTAGGATTGCACCATACAAACTGTTTAGGTTAATCTTTTTGACAAGTTGTCTTTTGTCCCAATACTCTCTTTCAATCTCGTTGTCTCCGCAGTCACGCATTTTCTGTTGCATCTCTTGTCTCTCTGCATACCAACGTTTTAGTAAGCCTGGAATGATCGCTTCGTACTCATATGTGAATATTGTGCCATTGGCACTCAACATCCATTTGTTGTTGCCATCGAATATTATCTCGTACAGTTGTGCCGCACTCATACGTACACTGGTCTTATCTTCCCAGTCCACAACGATCTCTGTGCCCTTCTCTTGATTCATCACTGCTTGGTATTCCCAACTGCCGAATTGACTGTCCCAAGCCGCCGCAAATGATTTCTTTGCGTGTTTGGCTCTGTTGATCTCTGCGGAAGTTATAACAGGTCTAATCTGTCCTATGATTGTCTCAGGACCCATGTTCAGTGCCCTAATAACACTTGGATACAGTGAGTTGATGTCAATGGATCCTATCCAGTCATGTATGCCTTTTTGTGGAGTTGCCACATAGGCTCCTGCCGCTGGTTGGTTCTCTTCACCATCTTTTTTGTATTTTCTGCCAGGCACAATCATGCCACGTCTGTGTGTCTCGTTTACAATGGCCTGTTCAGTCACTGCAACAGCACCCATTGTGGTCTGTAATAGCACAGTGTTTTGGTGTGCGATTTCATTGGCAAGTTCTATAAACTTCAATTTCTTTTCAAGTTTGGCCAGTAGTGCTGTGTCCTGTCTGTTGTATTCTATAAACAATCCAAAATCGTTTTTATACAAGTTATCAAGAGAACCTTCGTAGACTGTCTTTTTCTCATCTAACTCGTGTTCGCCTATTGCGTCCAGTCTAAAACTGTGCCTCTCCTCGTATGTGTATTTCCTATAAAGTTCAAGCAAGTCCAAGTGTACCCTACCTATCAGGTCAAAACTTAATTGTTCTCTGCCGTATTTTTCAAACACTCTCTTTTTAGGCTTTTCACCCCAAAAACACAATCTCCTCGTGTCATCAGAACTTAATACCTTTTGTATTCTTCCCACGGTGTATGGGATATCATAACCTTCACTGTTCCAACCCGACAGTATGTCTGCATCTTGTACTAATTCTAAAAATGCATCTAGCATGTCTTTCTCTTTTTCGAACAACATTGTGTTGTCAAACCTTTTAGTCAGTTCTTTTGCGTCTGTCATACTGATTGTCTTTGGAGGCACTGCTAATGTTACCAGTTGATCCGTCCAGCTCATGTAACAACTTATGGCAGTTATGGGCATGAACGGATCATCTGTTGTTGAATAACCTCGATCTGGATCGAAGTCTACTTCAATATCGAAAAACATAACATTTAGTTTTGGAGTTTCTTTACCCAAATAATTTTCTTCAAGACACCTAAACACTGGATTTATGTCATGTTCGTATAATTGCTTGTTGGATCTAATCCTTTGTTCTTTTATAAACTCTTTGTTGGTGGCACATTGTACTCTTTGCAAAGGTGCTCCTGTCATTGATCTGTGTTTACCCCTTGCGTCCTCATAATAGAACACATACCTTGCGTCATACTCAACAAACACACGACCCTTCTTAGGATCACGTTCTACTACGTATATCTTGTCCTCGTCTTTTTTGAATAGTGCGTCTATGTAACTCATTGTATGAATACTTTGTATAGTCCTATTGTGTTCATTATCGTAAACCATCCTGTCAGACATGCTATCCAGACCAATCTACGTCTTACTCCTGCCCAACACATGGTGCTAGACCCAAGCCAGTACAGTGGAAATACTACACTCATTATAGGCTCGGGCGATGTAAATGTCAACACGGCGGAACCTGCCACCGTGACAATCACTGAAAACAGTTCGAGATAAAATGCTGTTGCATCTGACTTGTAACTGCTTACCCAAAATTCTTTGAGTAATTTTATCACTAAAGTTTGCCGGCTGTGTTTAGTATGCTTTCGAGTGTGTCCATTTCGTCCGCGATGTTCTGGTAATTGCCCTTGTGTGCAACCGATATCGCTTTGTTGATAAGTGCTGGCTTCAATTCCAGTTCCTCAGCGATTGCTTTTACTGTGTCTTTCAATCCACCTTTCAAGTCCTCAACTTCACCTAGTACCTGTGAACCTTGTGAAATGATCTGGATCAATTTCTGTTTTTCAGCGTCATTAAAGTTTCTTACTGCCATTTTTTTCTCCTGTTGTTAAGCCTTAATTATAAAACATTTGTTCTATGAATGCAAATGGTATTTGTCATTAATAAATTTCCATTGTTCTGGCTCATATTTGGGATTGAAACTGTGTACTTTTTCTGTTGTGAAAGGGTATTTTTCTTGTAACAGGTATTCCTTCATCCAGAGTTTATATTCATTTTTTAACTGTGGTGTGGTGTTGAGCCATGCCTGTACCAGTTCCACATCGGTCAATGGGTAATTTGCTTCCACCCCAAAATAACCAGTAATAAAATCAAATCTCATGTTCATTAGTCGCAGTTGTGAATTGTAATTGTGCCAGGGCCAGACCAATTCAAGGGAGGCCGGAAATGAACCATTGGTTTTAGAAAAAGAATGTCCACCCATTTGCCCTTGCCTGTCATTGTATATCTCATCACCACCGGTGCCAACCACAACAATCTTCTTTTTTCGTTTTTTGACTCCGTTCTTAATCAAGTTGATAACAGGGTTGGTCATCAGCACGTCCCAAACTTCGTTGTTAGGCAGTAGTTCATTGAAAATTTTTTCTTTTTCTTTGTGGTGCCCTTGCAGGTTAGGAAGTAGTCTGGCACTATGGAATTTAATTCTGTCTTTGAGCACATCAATCACTTCTTGTTGTGGATCGGCCAAGCAATCAGCCTCCCCAAAAATCTTGTGTATTGCACAGTTTATCACGCCACAGTCTATGCCACTGCTGAGCAAACTGGTGCTTTGCCCGGGATAATAATTGTTTTTGACCGCCAGCTCTAATTTTTCGAATACCAAATCAAAGTTGTTTGTTTTCTGTGTCAAATCGAAAATTCTATTTGTTTGGATTTTCATAGAAAAATCTTGCCTATCTACTATGTAAATTTTGTTTTCAAAGACCTTCCATGCTGTTCCGTGTTTTTGTTGGACAATGTTTGGAACACTTGCGATTGTAAGTGTGCGTGTGTCTTGATCATGATGGAACCACAGGTTCTTATTTTCAAAATGATCAACACCAAAAACCACGTGTCTTTCTGTGACGTATATGAAAGCATACGACCCGCCAAGTTCTTTCACAAAGTCAACTGTATTATTTAGATTGTCGTCAAGATTGTCAATTGCCAATTTATGTTTGGTGGCACTATTGTGTAAAAATATTCCAGCTCTTGTTTTTTTCGGTTGATCTGTACCAGGACCCACGATGTCTAGGACACTACAAGCGAAGTAACCTAGCTCATTAGATACTTCTTTGAAATCATCTGGTCCTCTTCTTTTAAGCATCTCCAGATCTGGAAATCCAGACGAATCCTGAGAATATAATATTCCGCACATGTGAAATATTTATAGGTGCAATTTTTACTTGGATTTTTTCTTTTTGGTGTTTACGTTGATTGCTTTTCCACGTCTGTTGGGATTAGGATCTTTTCTTCTTTTCCTTTTGGCCGCGGATGCTCTGCCTTTTTTTCCTAATGCGTATGCTTTCTTGGCCGGTAAGCATTTCGGTTTACCTTCGCCTTTTGATTTACCACCACACGCACCTCTGATCTTTCCTTTTGGTCCAACTCTTACCCATTTGTCCTTGAACCATTTTTTAAGATTCTCGTTTAAACCTTCTGCAAAAATTAAATTGCCGTCTTTGCCTACTTGAACATCTTCTTTTTTTACACAATTAGGCACACGTTTTCCGAACATGGTCTTCATGCCCTTCTTCTCATAGCCTTTCCAACATCTAGTTCCTTCGTCCACCAACTTGTTTAGATCGTAATTTGGATTTATTGCACCATGTTTCATTTTGGCTATCGCGTCCATCTGCATAGCAACCATGAAGTCGTAATCAGACACATCATTTGTTCTGTGTGTGTAAATTTTCACTAGAACCTCATCATAGAACACACCTAGGTCAGCATGGTGGTCCAGTTTCTCTTGAGGCTTGATTGTGTTTATAAGGAATCTGATGACCTCAAAATAGTCTTCAAACTTGTATCTTTTCTGCAGGCTGTTGTCCTTGTACTCCCAGTCCGGAAGGAACTTTGCCCGTAATCTCTCTATTTCATCTTTGGGAAGATTGAGATACTCTCTGTCGGATCCTTCTTGTATTTCGTTTATCTTCATTTCTTGCTCTTGTTACCCCAGTTGGCCGCACCCTTTTTACGACACTGTACTAGAGCACCAGAGGCATAGGCTGAAGGCCATACTTTGTATCTTGATTTTACTTTGTGATAGCAGGCATCTTGTTTCTCTGCCAGTTGTTCGAATTGTTCTTCTGTGATTCCAGTGACTTCCGTGATCTTCATGCTACCACTTCCTACATGACCAGTATCTTGCTTTGGTCTTTGGTCCTGGGTTGGCACAGTTGTGCCTTGCTCTGAATGATTTTCTTGCTTTTGGATTTGATTTCCTGATCCTCATTGTTTTTCTTTTAGCACTTGTACCACCGTGTCCAAAGTTTACTTTCTTAACGTTGCCAGTTTTTGGATCCTTAACGTATACTTTAAATTTCTTAACATCACCTCTCATTGGTTTGTTCAGTGGAACTTTACGTCCTTGGTACTCTGCGTCAAATAATTCTGTTTCATCTTCTGGGAAACCCAATGGACCAAGTACTTCTTCGAAGTCTTCGTCCTCTTCGATGTCAAACTCATCACCTTCCGGCATTGGTTGGTATAATTTATCTGAGTCATCTAGATATTCCTTAGCACTGAATTGTAGTTTTTCATCGTTCATAAAATTTTGTCCTAGAACTTTTTGTAGGTCCGTGATCATGGCATCTGTAATCTTGCTTTGAACTTCAAAATCTTCTGACTGCTGACCGTCCCATTCTCTCCAGTCTACACCTATCTTTTTCGAGTAGGCTTCCATTTCTTCTTTGTCGTAACCGTCTGTTGGAATTCCAGTATCTGATATATCGAGATATCCGTATGCCAACATGTCACCATTTCCGCCCTCACGGTCTTTGTATTTCTCTGCTATCGCATCAAGGCCTTTCTTCTGTTCGTCGGTCAGTCCTGCGTCTTCTTCAATGCCTGACAGTTCCTTGAGCCTGCTCAGTTCGCCCGAGTCCGCTGATTCTTTTTGTGATTGGTACTTGTCAAGCACTGATCTCAATTCGCCCAAGGCCGCCAATGCTGACTCTTTGTCTTTTTGGTCAATTTGTAAAAATGTTATCTCGTCGTTGATTTTACCCAACTGTGCTTCCAAGTCACTTATGGTCATATCTCGCATGTCGTCTTCCTGCACCGCTTCTGGATATTTTCCTTGGATTTCCTGTGCTATGTCATCTTCCACCTGTGCAAGTGCTGTGAAGGCTGATGTTTTTGCGTCGTCATCTATGGCCAATTCTGCAATCCTGTCTTTCATGGAACTAATGTCCACTAATAATTTTCTAATATCAATGTCGCTGTTATCACGTTTTTCCTGCACGTGTGCACCACCCTGCATTTTTTCATAGTGTTCTGCGGCTTCTTCTGGAGTCAAACCTAACTCATCAGCATGACTCATGAACTGGTCCTTGGTCATGTTCTGTGCCATGTTGGCAATCTTTTCGCCTGCGTCTTCCTGCACTGGTGCGTTCACACCGTCGATCCTGTTTAAAATACTTCTAATCTCTATCATTGATT